AATGGAAAGATAAGGTTTTGGAGAACGACATATAAGTTCGATCATTCGTATATATGCGATGCAATTGAGGAGGATGATCTGGAAGAAATAGAAGATTGGAAGGAGGTAAAGATATGATGCCAGATAATTTTATTAGAAAATCGTCAATAGACGAAAATCATTTAGAGGTTGATATACAAAAAAGAAATATGACACTTCTTGTTGCCATTACAGATGAAGGTGTAGTGGTAGATCTATATAAATTAAATAGTACAGAAGAACCTTTAGCATCTACATGGGCATTTACACCAGAGGAGAATGCAGATGATGTATGAGTCGCAAACCAGAGTATTAATCATTTGTGAGGAAAGCATTGGCGATCATTTCTGGTACACCTATTCATGGATGATATACAAGCAAAAGAATGGATGGATGACAAGTGATGAAGGTCGTGAGGAGATGCTTAGAGAAATCTATGCTGAGGATCATAAGATAGAGTACGAGGAGAATGGCAGACCTATTTCCGTAGACGGGGAATGGAAAGCTAAGATCCATCATGTTAAAATAATTAATCCGATAAACTTCGGAGCATTAATTGAGGAAGGAATATTATACCAATGAACAGTAACGAAATAAAAGAATTAAGAAAAAAATATTTTAGTAACCAACAATCTTTTGCAGATATATGCGGATTTGGAAGAGCAAGTGTCCAACGATGGGAGGCGGGTAAAAAGCAACCTTTAAAGAGCCACCTCATACTTATGGAACTCTATCGGGATATACCTGCAGTCAGAGAATATTTAACTAGGGAGGAAGAATAATGAAGGAATATACTTTTACAGTACCATGTTGCTATGTTTACACCATAGAGGCTAAAAATGAAAAACAAGCAAGAGAGATTTTAGTGAAGGATGGTGGAATACATATTAGTGGTGAATTGTGTGGTTGTGAAACCCAAGATTATATAGATGCAGAGTTAGAGGAGGTAGTGGAACTATGAGAGATTATTTAGAAGATTACGTTGCACCCTCAGAAGTAGTAGAAGCAGTAAAAGAAGCAAGTATATCTATTGCTTGTTGTTTAGATGAAATTGAAGATGTAACGAAAGAAGATTTAGAACATATACAAGATCAGATAACAGTTATGGAAAATTATTTTGGAGTAAAGAGTTATGAAATATAAATATAGAGGTTTTGACGAAGACGAAATGAAAAAACACTTTAAAGAATTTATAGCTGATTTATCACACAGACTTGCTGATGAGCCAGACTATGATAGAGGGGAAGCAGATGATTTATTACCTAAACTTCAAGAGTTAATGAACATGGTAGATTGTGTAATACCAGAGGCATGGGAAAATAGGTTAGGTGAAGCATTTATGGAGGAGAAAAATGAGTAAAAAATTAAGTATCTCAGAAATACAAACAAAAATAAATATTATAGAAAATGACTATCCAAATTATCATGTTGATTTGGATAGAGATAAGTATCACCCATACGATAGAAATAATTTGGTGCGATATTATAAGTTATTAAATAAAAGAAAAGGGGAGAAAGTAGATGAGTAAAACATGGAGAATTATCGAAGGTAAATCACCAGAAGGTAAAGTAGAATATCAAGTATCAGATGGAGATGTAGGAGAAAGAACTATATCCTATGATTTTAGCAATAAACAAGAGGCAATAGAATGTTGTAATGAGGAGAATGAAAAATGAAAAGCGCAAGTCAAGAATTAATATGGAATGAAATTGAAGAGGCACATTGTTCTTTAACTACTTTAAGCATTTCTGAAATAGAGGATTGTTTAGATGCAATTACAGATAGATTAGAAAAAGCAATGAAGTTATTAGAAAGGGAGAAAGTAGAATGAAAAGCGCAAGTCAAGAATTAGTTAAGTCAGCACTCAGCGATGGATGGAAGTTTGAGATCCTTGCTGAGGGGTATGTTTTATGCAAAGAGGGGTATGGTCTTTGTAAAGATAGTACAGACTATGCTACAATTATGGAACATATAGAAAGTGTAGATGGTGTAGTAGAAGTGCATATACAAAAAGAAGGCGAGAAAGATGATTGGTGTAATATTCTTGTAGGTGATGTCGATCCTGATGAGGAGATTGTAGATTGTTATGTAAATGGCTACATCGACAAGTGGTGCGCTGAAACAGATTTTGGTCAGAACATGGAGGAGAAATAATGTTAACTAAAAAAGAAGAAAAAATAATGAAAGATTTTATGGGTATGATGCAGAAAAAAGGTTGGAAACCTATGCAATCAAAAGATGGTTGCGCATGGTTTGGAGGTAAAACTCATAGTATATTAACAGACTATCTGCCTGAAGAGGCATTAAAACATCACTACGAGGATTTAGATTTTCTCGTTATAGGATGGAGCGCATAATGAACATAGATCAACGGGTAAAGGTTACGATGCTGAAAGACCAATCGGCGGTTGAAGTAGGCGGAATAATTATTGGCAGAACATACGAGGAAGAACCTAAGTATGACGTGCAATTGGATTGCGGGGAACTGTTATTAAGAACTAAGGAAGAAAATATTAAAGGTGATTAATAAAGTTACGAAGCAAACAAAGATACGAAAATATGATGGTGTAGCCCGAAAGAGAAGGCAGATATTTTGTCCTGAATGTGGCGCACCATCACTTGTTTATACATTTAAGTGGCAGACAAGGGAGTGTCCCGAATGCCATGTAACAAGCCCTAAGACCGATTGGGAAGTTTTAGGCTAACCAGAAGGAGAGAAAGCAATGATGAAAGTTTGTTGGACAATAGTAGGAGTGTCATGGACATTTCACGTTTTACTCTTTATTTACATTGTAATGTGTGCAACAATGTAAGTATTATGAGATTTTTTAAAAAGCACAAAAAAAAGAAAGCGAGAAAGAAAATGGGATTAGAATTCTACCTCTGTATAGCACTAGGAAGTTTCCTAGTCGGTTTATTATCATAAAATGCTAAAGGCTGATGGCTTCGATGAGGCGATCATAGGTGTTGGTAGTCGGTGCGGTCAGCCCGATATAATAGCATATGACGTAAATAAATGTATTAAAATTTTAATGGATCAGGGGATGACCGATGAGGAAGCTATGGAATTTTTTGAATTCAATGTAGTCGGCGCATGGGTAGGAGAAGAAACCCCGATTTTTGTGAGAGAAATGTATGATGACGAAAACTGAATTATTATTTGATTGTATGGAAGAAGCCGTACAAAGAGCGAAAGAATTTGCCCAACGGGGAGCAACCCCCGACCAGATAGCAAAAGATTTGTACCCCGATAAGTCTAGTAAATCGTGGGTAATTACTGTGGCCTTGATGACGACCTGGTGGTATAAACTGAGGTCGGCAGATACCACAACGACTCCCGACCCGAAATAGTCTATACTACCCGAATGTTTGAATATAATTGTACATTACGAAGAGTTGTAGACGGGGACACAATCGATGTCGATGTGGATTTGGGATTCAAAGTTACGTTATCAAACGAAAGAATTCGCTTACAAGGAATTAATACGCCGGAGTCAAGAACGAAGAATAAGGAAGAAAAAGTTCTTGGTTTGGCTGCGAAAGCACGGCTTAAAGAATTGCTTCCGAAAAAGTTCGTCGTCAAAACGGTAAAGGATGGCAAGGGCAAGTTCGGGAGGATCCTCGCGGTGCCTTTTGTAGATAACGAAAACATATGCGAAAAATTAATTAGTGAAGGTCATGCCCGAGAGTATCACGGGGGCAAAAAAGAATCGTGGACTCCTTGGAAAGTACAACCTACAAATTATCGTTAGTGTTCTATAAAGATAGCATCTAGCTCGTAACCCATTGCCTGCAGAAGTGATTCTATTTTATAAATGGAAGGTTCCGAAATTTTTTTTCGTTCGTAGTTTTCTATAGTGGACACCCCGACTCCCGACTCCTCAGCTAATTGAACCCGAGACATTCCCGATTGGTTACGTAAATCTAATAAGATTTGTGCCCAATGTTCTTGTTTCTTAGGAGGAGAATCGCCCATAAAAGGATCTTCTCCCCACGCTTTTTTATCTACATTCCCCACACGTTCTCTCTAGTTAGGTGTTGTACGACTAACATCAAACTGCTCAAGAATCCCATTGAAGGATTCTTCTTTGCCTAAAACAATCCCGAGAGTTGTGTATTGTAGTTTAGCCATTAAATAACACATTTCCTCCAGGCCCATTGCTTTATCTGCTCCCCCCAGTTCTAGAGCTAATCGAAATAATAACACGACTTTATTACTATTATTGAAATTTTTTTCGTTGTCTACGAATTCTGTTAATCTTTCATAAAATTCATTAACACCACTGTAAGGGTCATCCATTACTTATTCTCCTAATTTTTTGCGTAATTGCTTGACCAGTGTAGCTTTTTTTCTTCTACGGTCTAGCTCTATCCCGACTTCCCTTCCTTTTTTTTCTAACTCTACTTTAGTCATATCTTTTAAATCTTTCTTCTGTGATGGAGTAAACCATCCGTTAAGCCATTCAAACATTTGTATTCTCCTCAGTTAATTAAACCATTCTTTAAGTTCTTCGCCCATTACTTTACTTGCTATATCCATCTTGTTACGCAAAGACTTAACAATCTTTTCATCAATTGTTTTCTCAGCAATAAGATCAATATAAGTAACGTGCTGTGTTTGGCCGATGCGGTGGCACCGGTCTTCTGACTGCATACGTACTGCTAAGTCAAAACTGTTTGCAAAATACACCACCGTGCTTGCTTCGGTAAGAGTAATACCATACCCTCCTGTCTGCGGATTACCTATGAAAAATCGCGCATCGCCTTTTTGAAATTGTTCTATAGCCTGACTCCGGGCTTCATCAGTTGTGTCCCCAAAGTAAGTTACCGTGGACGAGGGTCCGTATACCTTTGTCAATTCAGCATGAATTCTTTTTATGTCATAGCGAAAGCGAGACCAGATAATAACTTTACCTGACACATCCTCCAGGCATTGCATTAACTCAGGCAAACGGTTGTCTTTTATTTCTACTATTTCCCCTTCATCAGTTTTAGAATGCCCGGACAATACTTGTTGCAAACGTAAAAGTTGCGTCATGACATTGGGTGCCGTCATGAATTCGGTATCACTCAAGTATGATAAAGCGTATTCTTTTATCTCCATGTATATCCGCGATTGATCGGGAGTTAGTTGGATGTAACGTTGTGTGTAGATTTTTGATGGTAGGTCTAAACATTCCGACTTCATGATACGCGAAGAAAATGTTTTTAATAATTCAGCTAACGCGTCAAGGTTTCTGTATCCTACTATTAAGTTAAAAGAATGCGCACCCATCGTACGTTTTTTCATAATGGCATAACGGTATTGGTACTGATAATAATTGTCACCAACATCTCCTAATAACTTAGGATCTAAAAAGTTACATTGCGCCCAGAGATCCATGGGCGATTGTGTAACGGGAGACCCGGTAAGAATTCTTTTATATTTGGCGTGCCGTCCTATCTTTATAATAGCTTTAGTACGACGAGCCTTTGGACTTTTAATAGTTGTCGATTCGTCTACTGCAAGCATAGCCTTTGATTTTTTTAAGACCTGTTCCAAGAACCGTGTACCTTTGACGGTTGATAAAGCTTCTATATTCATTACCAATATGCGCAAGGTTTCTGATACGTTAGGAACTAAAAAAGATTCCAATTGTTTTTTCTGTTCACGTTTAGGAGTTGATGACCACATAGCTATGTCACGTTCAATACGATCAGGAAGATGTGTAGGTATTTCTATGCGCGCCCAATTACGGAAAACTCCTTTTGGAGCAACGATTATAAAGGTATCAATGTGGTTTAACTCGTAGAGAATGCCTGCATTATCGATGCAGACTTTAGATTTTCCGGTACCCATCTCCATAAAGTAGGCCCAATTTAAAGCTTTCCACGAAAGTTTTAAAACGGCTGCTTGATGGTCAAAAGGTTTTGTCTTAAACTCATAAGACATATTTCTCACTTTCTGTTACAATTCTTATATATAAACAGAATAATTAAGATAAGTCAAAAAAATAGTTTACAAATAAAATTAATGAGAGTAACGTAATAAAACGTTAACAAGAAAGAGAGAACTCAATGGCAAACAAAGTCTTTGTAGCACAAGAAAATCCCCGCGTAGATATAATATCTGCAACGAAATGGGGGGAATTAATTCCTTTAGCAAATTATAATGATCAGCTTCATTTAAATACAGGTCGTTTAGTTGCGCAGATAAAGCGTAAACTAAAAGGGTTTGATGATGAGGATTGGTTATTAGCTATCGGGGACCCCGCTATAATAGGAGTTGCTTTTGCCCTTGCTAGTGATTTTAACTCAGGTAGAGTTAATATTTTAAAATGGGATAAGATTGAACGTATCTATTACCCTGTTAAGATATCTATCCGAGGAGGAATCGAAGACATTAACCTTTAACCTGAAGAGGATATACTATAATGACGGAAAAGAAAATCGATGTTTGGAGTGAGATTACAGCTGATGCAGATGCATTTAACAGTGTAACTACGGACGGAGGACAAGAGCTAAGTCAATTAGTACGAACAGCTTCCGCTATAACTAAGGACATCAAAAACTTAGAAGAACAAGTTAAGCTACAGAAAGCTAAGAAACAGCAGTATGAGTTTGATTTGATCCCTGCAAAAATGGCCGAGATGGGCATAGATAAGTTAGAGGTAGACGGTAACACCGTTTCTTTATCTACATTTGTGCAAGCCTCGATGCCTAAAGATCCAATAGATAAAGAACGTGCTATTGGTCATTTACGCGACATTGGCGCAGAGGATTTTATTAAGAATCAAGTTCAAATATCTTTTGGTATTAACCAAGATAATTCGGCTCGTTCTTTGCAGGCGGAACTTGAAGATAAAGGGCACGACACCACTGCACGAACATGGGTAGAACCATCGACGTTAAAGAAGTTAGTGCGTGAGCGTGTGGAAGCTAATCAACCAATTGACCTAGAATTGTTTAAAGCATACGTAGGTCAAACAGCTAAAATTAAAGGGGGAAAATAATATGGCTGAAAAACTACCAGATCTAATGAAAGCATTCGAGTCCGACGTAGGAAGTGGATTTGAGGAAGTTACATCTTCGGATATTCAAATTCCATTTTTAAGATTAATCCAGGCACTAAGCCCACAACTAAAAAAGTCTGATCCGGCTTTTATAGAAGGTGCTTCTTCTGGAGATATCTTTAACACTGTAACCAAGAAGACATGGGATGGAGAGAAAGGTGTTGTTGTAATACCTGTGTTTTTCCAACTTAAACTTCTTGAATTTATACCACGTTCTCAAGGGGGAGGGTTTGTATCTGAGCTTTCGCCTACTTCTGATGATGTGCGTAAAGCAGTACGTGATCAGGATTCAGGTCTTGAGCTTTTAGAAAGTGGTAATGAGTTAGTGCGTACAGCTCAACACTACGTTAAGATTGCACATGATGACGGCAACTTCGAAAATGCTATCATTGACATGAAAAAAACCCAACTGAAAAAGTCACGTCAGTGGATGAGTATTATGACAATGCAAAAGCATAATGGTAAAACGTTGCCTATGTTTGCTAACACTTATCGTTTAAAATCTGTAGAAGATGGTAATGATAAAGGTTCTTGGAACTCATGGTCTATAAGTCATGAAGGACAAGTGTCTACGATGGAAGCTTATGAGGATGCGAAAGCATTACATTCGAGTGTCAGCAGTGGAGAATTGAAGCCCGCTCTTCCTACTGATACCGACGACGTTCCATTCTAGAGAGGATAGCCCCCATTTTTTATAGGTGGGGGCTTCTTTACGATGGAGCAAGCGCAAAAATTTTTAGAATTATTTCGGGGATTTAGTAAAGCCCACGGACAAACTGAGGTTATGAACTCTCAGAAAAATGGTAAACAACAAGCTAAGAGTTTTATTGTTAGGGAACCGTTGACCGTAGAGCTTGTTCAATTGCACCTAGAAGGAAAGAAAGGTGTAGGCAGTATACCCATAGATGAAAATAATCAATGCTTATTTGGCGCATTGGATATTGACGAATACGATTTAGACTTAGTAAAATTATTCAAGAAAATCAAACAGTTAAGGCTACCGTTGACCGTGTGCCGGTCTAAGTCAGGCGGTGCCCATTTATATATTTTT